CGAGATTTTCAAGTCATGACAGCTGATAAAATAGAGCAATGGGTGGAGAGAGTATCAAACCAATTCGGAAAAGAATACATGTTTACTTTTTAATGACAGCTTACAAAGTTTTTTCTTTAATATCATAGTATGCAATACCACTTATTGATTTATTAGCCAAATAACAAGGCGACTCACCAAAGGTGATATCAATATTGTAATACGGTGTACCTTCTTCAGGTGTAATACTGCCTGAGAAAGAACAACCACTTTCACCTTCTCCACTAATAGAACCAATACTTGATATTGTTAAGTTAGCAACTTCAATACCATATAATGTTGCAGACTCTCCATCATAGTTACCTGAAATTGTTTCCAGATCAGATACCATATTATTTAGAGTTGGATCATAAACTGTATTAAAGGAAACTTGGTTAGATGGTGAATATGTTATTACTCCATTAAGAGTCTTTTCAGATTCAACAGTTCCACTAATTGATGTATTTAGAATAGTTGAACCGCCAAAATAAAAGTCTTTTCCATTATTTGCTTTCACTTTATCGCCAGAAACAGTTAAGTTTCCTGTCATGAATCCAGTGACGCCCGCAGAATACGGAGGTGAATATAAGAACCAAAATTTATTATTTTTATCCACCAAACCAATTACATTTTGTCCCTGATTTGTATTTCCAGTATAGATACCTTTAACTGCTGCATTAGTTACTGGTGGATTACCACTTTCACCACTAGAGGACGAGGAACCACTATCTCCTCCGCCACCACCACATGCTGTCAATGCTACAGCTAATAAACTTACCCCTAATAATTTTCTCATGGTTAAACCAAGTTTGTTATAAAGACCAACAAATAGTAACCAAAAGATGCTTGAAAAACAATCAGGGCAGCCCTAGCCACCCTGAGGAAAGTTCTGCAGATCCGCAAATAAATCATCTTCATCATCGCTTTGCGTATCATTTGAAACTGTACTGTCTTCAATCCCCATAAATGCTTCAAGAATCCGACACAGACGCTGAATGCCAACATGGCTGGGAGGACACTGCTTGTGATACGCATTCAATGCTTTGACCCTTGGAAAATCCAATTCATTACGCACGTAGTCGTAATCCTTGCCCAAAGTCAGCACCAAATGCGTGTACAGCTCCTCCCAGTCTATTCCCCCGAATCAGTGGCCTGCTCGTCTTCCCCTGTATAAACCAGACCAGAAGCCCCCATGACCGTCTCAAATACGGCGTTAACGTGACCAACATCAAGCAGTTCATCAGCAATGAAGTCGCGGGTAATGTCAGGGTAGTTACGCTTTAAAGAGCTATGTGCAACATCTGCCACTAAAGCAAAGTCACTTGGATCAAAGGTTTTCAGCTTTGGCATCAGCTTTTCAGCAGCACCTAAGGACAACGGCGCAAAAATCCAAAACTGGCCATTAATTTTCAGCGGGTTACCACGTGGGTTTTCGACCTGGTTAAATTGCATCTGGTATTACTCCGAAGTAGTCCATCTGAAGACACGGCCTAAATCATCGGCCATTGGTTGGAATTCAAACTCAGGTAGATCGTAATCATCCTGTTTTGAGCTAAACGCAAGCTTATTGCTGACACAGCGGAAGAATTCCATACCAAAGAATTTACCTTTGTAGTCACGGAATAGATCAACACTGAATTCAGGTGTATAACCCATATCCAAGTTGCTCACGACACCCGACTTGGCGCCTGCCACTGTCGCTGTGTATTTAAAGCTAATGAATACCGTTTTACCCACATCGGCAGATGCAAAGGTATAAACACCTGTCGCTTCATCCACACTGTATTGACCTGCAACCGGTGCACTCACCACACGCTTTAATGGAATAGCTTTGGCATCTGTCACACCTAAGTCTTTCACGAATGTACCGCTATTCGGCACAGTCGGTGTCAACGCTGGTGTACTAGATGGAATTACTTCACCATTGATCGTTTGAGCGACAGCAGTAATGCCACCTTCAGTAACAACACCACCAAAGAAAGTAGAGTTTAGTAATGCGCCACTAATGCGACCCATCGTCGCTTTACACTTAATTGAACCTTTACCACGTGCAGCATCTACAGCAAACTGACCACGGCCATAGAGTTCTTTTAAGTCATAACTGATATCAACTGACGTTGACTGCAGTACTCCCACTTCAACGGGTGTGCCGTTGGTGATTGGATTACCGTGCACATCCTGTAATGGTGTGGCAAAGATTTTGCCGGCACCAAATAAATATTGAGCCATATCGACCTCTTAAAAATGATAAAACCGCCGTATTGGCGGTCATGTTATTTATGATTTGCTTTAGGTAGTGGTGAGGATCCGAATCGGAATGATGGCAATCCCTTGGTCATCGAGCATGTTTTCAACTGCTTCAAAAACTTCGATCGTGCCCTCGATCCAGCAATGCTCGACCATTCCCCCTAAGGTTTGGTATTCGCAAATATCAGGATGATCAGGTGCAAGCTTGGCACGTACTTGATCAATCATCTGATTCAACTGTACCGACGGCGGTATGGATGGATCTGATTCATGAATGTAAACGTACACTTCCGCTTCAAGTTCAACCTTGGCGTCCAAGCCTTTCACTGGTGCTTCGGTTTGATTGCCTTGAGTCACGAATAAGGCAGGACGATCATCAGGTGCAACATGATTGAAATGCTTTAAACGTCGACTGGTGGTTTTAATCCTCTCGATGCCTGACAAGCGGTTAAACAATGCCTGATAAATGGCTTCACTATTCACTGCTCAATCCTCTTTCAATTGCAGCATCAATATTCTTCGGTACGATCTTCGCCACTTCATCCAGTGAATCACGCATAAAACGGCGCTCTTTCATGTCGACTTTACGTGAATGGGCTTTGATCATGATTTGACGTGGTGTGATCGGCTGACCAAAGACTTTCTTGATCATCCGAAGATGCGCTTTAATGGCCATCGCACCTTTAAGCCCAAATTCATGAGCAAAGGCGTACGGTACCAAGGCACCACCCGCACCGACTGTACCCTCGATCCAATCCTTATCCTCTTCCACCTTGGATGAAACGGATCCTCTTAAACGTCCAGACTGCACATTCAAACGCTGACCTGTCAGCATGTCTTCCTGAATAGTGCGCTGAAGTTTAAGTGTGAGTGCATTTACCGTGCGCCGTATTTCGAATCGGACACGTTCATTGACCTCGTTAAAATCAACATCAGCATCAACACGGTAATCACTCATACATCACCTACTTTGCAGCAGCAGTTTCCTTTTTAGGACCTGCTTTGGTTTCTACAGCACGTTTAAAACCATGCGGTGCCAAGATGTGTGCAATGTCGGTATCCGACTCGATCACACCTTTTTCAACCTTGTACGTGGTGCCTGCAATTTCAAGCGAAATCGCTTTAAAATTTTCAGGCGCTTTATACTTAAATGACATGCCTTGCTCCTAAACAACGAAAGCACCAACGCCTAAACGATTGGGATTGGTACCATCATTGCCAATTGGAATTGAATTTTTTAATGCCAGGTAACGCTGGCCATAAATGCTTTGGTTGTAAAACGCATCGGTACCAGAACGTGAAAAGCTCACGCTCTGACCTGCAATAGTCATACTCGAGGCATCTGAAAAGCTGTTGCCTGACTTTGATTTGAGTGCAACCTTGAGAATGTGTGCTGCATATAGACCCACAGCACGTTCTTTCAGATCACCAAATTCAAGTGACTTCACAACGAGATCTGCTTCCTCTAATGCATCTGCAATTTCTGCATCAGGAAGATTCATCAGCGCCGTGTCGTACTTGAACTTCAATTTAAAAGCTTGTGGGTCCATAGATCACCTTATTCAGTGGCTTGAGTAAGTTTGGCTTGCAGCTGCTCAGGGGTTTCATCTTCAGTAAAGGTGATTCCAAGATCTGTCAGCGCTTTACGCACGTCATCAATCGTCAAGTCAGTCCCTTTGGATTTATCGCCCTTGCCTTTGCCATCATCAGGCTTGCCAGCTTGAGCACCTTTACCACGATCTGAAGCAGGTTTTGAATCACCAACTTCTGCAATTTCTTCAATGCTTAGCTCACCAGCATCAATCAAATGCTTAGCGAACTTGTTCTTTTGAAGTGCCTTGTGCTGGTCGGCTTCAAGTGCTATGGCGATGCCTGTTGGTAAAGTTGCTACCCCAGCAAAAACAAAAGCGGCATTAGAGCCGCTGTATTTATATGAATATTTAGCCATGTGGTTTTAATCCTTATGCATGGTCAAGGTAACGAAGCGAATCAACACGCTTCAGCCAAACGCCCTGGTATTTGTAGTGACCAGGTACAAGCACATCCAAGCCTTTGGGTTGTGCCGTCAAGAACTCAACGCTATTACCTTTGAACTGGATACATGATGGATCACGGCGGTAGATGATCGAACGGTCAGCACTTGCGGTACCCTTACCATTACCACGGCCAGATCCACGGATGGTCAATGGTTTGCCTTGAGTTGAGAAGATATTGTTTTCTTCAATGTACTTCAGGAATGTTTTACCACCTGAATCTGGCACGACACGTGTTGAAAGGTGTGTGTATTGCGCTGACGCCATCAGGTAGGTATCAGGTTCAATGGATGCATCACCGTCAAACAAGTCTGTCGAGCTTGCCAACGAGTTATTGAAGTCAGATAAAACTTCTTCAATGGTCGCCGTAGACCAATCATGCTGACCTGTCACAATAGTGACGCCTGTTTGGTTTAAGAAGCCATTCACCTGTTCAAGTTGACCACTCGCATTGGCTTTGGTGTAACCATACCAAGCCACATTCGACATGTGCTTTTCAGCTGCCAAATTTGCAGCCTGAACTTTATCCGCTTCAAGCGTGAGGTTCATTTGCTGTGCGGTCGCCAATTCAACCACTGAATATTGGTAGCCAATCACACCGACTTTCACTGGTAGGCTTACAGTATCGTATTCAACTTCAGCAAGCGGAATATCATCACCTGTACCAGCATAGTCTTCGCCGATACCCACGCCTTTTTTACGAGACAGGATTTCACCACCACCATAAACCGCATTTACATTGGTCACTGGGATGAACTTGGCGTAGTCAAGGACCTGTGCAAGCTGTGGTGTAATTTCGTTTTGTTCTTCGATCTTTACGAAGAGCTGTGCCAATGCATCCATGTTGAACGCATCGCCAACTTGTGCCTGAATGGCATGTGAAATCGGCGTTAAACGCGCTTTCATTTTTGCTAATTTGCTCATGTTTAATTAAGCTCCACGAAGATTAAGAAGGGCTAAACCATCGGCACCTGTCACGGTTTCCCATGCTGCACCTGGTAATACTGTTCCGTCAGTTGCTGAGCTCGACAAAGAACCCAACGGCGCTGCTGTGGTACCGTTTGCAGTTTTTACGTATACCGCAGCAGTAATGTCAGTGATTGGCGCTGTAGGCTTGACCCAAATTGCACCTTCAAACATCACTGGCACCATATCAGCCGCTTTATAGGATTCTTTGCCAGCCGCCGTTTTGCCTGATTTACCAACACCGTGGCGTACCACGACACCAAAACGTGTAGGTATAGCACCTGCCACAGCCGTTACTGATTTGCCATCAGTCGTGCGGACAACCACATCACCGTCATTGACTAAAGTCAGACCTGAAAGTGGTAATGACAGTACAACCACTTTGGCAGTTAAACGGCCACGCTGACCGACCACCGCATTTAATTGCTGAACCATGATTCAAGTTCCCCTTAAATTGTTTTGTATGCAGCAGACTTGTCATAACCCTTATTTTCTTTAGGGTCTTGACCTTGGTTTTGCTGTTTTTGCTGTTGATGTAATGCATCACCGACTGCATTGCCTGGTATGGTCGACTTCACTGCTGACAGTGCACGGAATACTGTGTCGATCTGTTCAGGTTTAGCATCACCTACGGCGACACCACCCAGTACAGCAGTCACCAATGTGTCACCTGCTTTGGCTGCAATCACGTCACGTTTAATTTGTTCACATGAACAGCCTTCAGTTTTGATACCTGGTACCAATGCAACGGCATCCGCAACCACTGACGCACGTTCAGCGACGACCTGATCAAGCTTTTCAGGTGTGATTTGGTTTTTCTCAAGATCACCGACTTTTTGCTTAAGTTCTGCATTTTCAGTCTGCAAGGTATCAACCACTGCTTGTACAGCTGGCAATTCATCACCGATGGCAAATTGTTTGTCACCGACTTTAAGTTTTGCTGTTTTTAAGTTTTCAAGCTGGTCTTCTTGTTGCTTTACAGCATCAGCTAGCGCTTGGTTGTCACCAATCTCAAAGCGAATACCGTTTACTTTAATTTCCATCTTTTTCCCCTTTGGGTTTGGTTTATGGTCACCGACGCGACAATCACCGCCACAGCGACCGTATTTCACCAGCGCCACGTGATTGCCTTTAAAATTGATAAATTTGGCTTGATACGGCGTACCATCAGGTGCCGTGCCTTGTTCAAGGACGAGATCAGCCGCGTAGCCCAATGAGATCTCAACACGCTCATTGTTCTGAATAGCATTAATACTGTTCTGATCTTTGATGATCAGATCACCCAGCATGAATTCACCCTCTTGGCGCACATTCTCACAATCGCCAATGTGGTAGTCCTTCCAGTTGGACGCATTGATTTCATTTTTAGGTGGGTGATAGTCCGTTGCATCTACGCCGTCGAAGCTCTTGATCACTTCCGGTTTGAATAGATCCTCTGCTGCCACATAGACATTGATGACCTGATCCGCTGAATAGCCTTCCAAATTTGGAAATTCATAAGCGTAGTACTGACGAACTTGAGGTGCTTTGGCCAAACGAACGTTGACGCATTTCAGATACCCTTCTTGAGTAAATGAGCGTGTACTTTCGCTTGGTGCAAAGTCACCAATTTTGAGTTGGTAAATGAGTTTCATAAATTGGGCTCATAAAAAAACCACCCCGAAGGTGGTCTGCTATGGTTTCTTTGGCGGAGAAATG